TTTCGATGGCGAGCCAGACGAAATCGCAATCAAAATCAGCCTGGAGATCCAATAATGGGAGCGCCAAAAGGAAATCAGAACGCAAAAGGTCATGGTTGCGGCCGTCCAAGAACCTGGACGGATGAAATGATTGACAAAGAGGCGGATTTCCTTTTGGAGTGGGCGCATGGAGAACAAGCGATTGTACTGGGAACATGCTATGGTATCCGCGGGTACTCATACGAGATGTCCACACGATGGTCTAAAACCCACCCGTGGTTTGCCGAAGCCAAAGAGCTTGCTAAGACATTGGTTGGAGCTAGGCGCGAAGTGAAAGCCCTCAAAGGCCAGATAGACGCAAGCTTAGTTAAAGCCTCTATGGCTACGTACGACCCAGAATATCGCGCATTCCTAAAAGAAATGAAGCGAGACCAAATTTTGGAAGACATTAGCGCAGAAAAAGCGGCTAAGGATATATCTGAATACATAAAATCCCGTCCACAGGTCAAAAAAAGTGTGGGAAAATCCTCCAAGTAATATTGAAGACCTGCTGGACAAAAGAAAGCGTCTACAGAATCTCTATTTCATTACAGATAAAAACGGCAATGAAGTTCCGTTCAATTTGAACTGGGCACAAGAAGAGTTGTTAGATAACATGTGGCATCAAATGCTAGTGCTAAAAGCGCGTCAGCTAGGTGTCACAACGTTTTTTGCCATCAATTTCCTAGACGATTGCTTTTGGATGCAAAATCTGTCGTCGGGGATTATAGCGCACCGTAAAGAAGATGCCGAAGACATATTCAAAAAGAAGGTCAAATACGCATATGACAGAATGCCTAGATGGACAAGAGCGTTTAACTCCGCAACAAACGACCGATCTGGAGAACTTGCTTTCAGAAATGGAAGTTCTTATCGAGTCAGTACAGGTTTTCGTTCAGGAACATATCAACGCTTGTTGGTATCCGAGTTTGGAAAGATATGCGCCAAATCTCCTGACGTTGCGAAGGAAATCGTTACAGGAAGTCTCAACACAGTTAGCGCAGATCAAGTTATTGCTATCGAATCTACGGCAGAAGGACGAGAAGGATACTTCTATGAGTTCTCAAAACAGGCCGAGGAGCTTTCTCTGGGCGGAGTGCAATTGTCTCCGATGCAACAACGATTCTTCTTTTTCCCCTGGTATGACGAGCCAGGATACCGAGAAAAGCACGGAACGGTTGAAGTGAGTAAAGAGACTAATGAGTATCTAGACCAGATCGAAGCCGAACGAAAAAGAAAGATCGACGAAGAACAACGCCGTTGGTATGAAATGAAGCAACGCATGCTTGGAGATGCGATAAAACAAGAGTATCCAAGCACACCAAAGGAGGCTTTTGAAAGTGCTAACGAAGGCTTATATTATGGCGCGCAACTATCTAAGATACGCGCTTCCGGGAGTATCTGTAGGGTTCCTTATGACGATGCTAGTGTTGTACATACCGCTTGGGATATTGGTCTTGACGATTTTACATCTATTTGGTGCTTTCAAGTAAACCGAGGCGGCCAAGTAAACGTAATCAATTTTTATGAGAACTGGGACGAAGGCGCACCTCACTATGCCGATTGGCTAAATAAACAAAAATATCGATTCGGTAGGCATATATTCCCTCATGATGCACGCAAGCGTGAGCAGGGGGCTAAAACGACCTATTTAGACCATCTGCGCCCTTTATTAGATGGAAAATTTGTTGTTTTAGATATCAAAGAATGCGATAAATTCGATGGCATTCAAACTGTCCGAAGTATGCTTGGAAGGTGTGTTTTTGATGAGGAGAAAACCAGCAAAGGTTTGAAACATCTAGAGGCATATAAAAAAGTCTGGGATGATCGGCTTGGTTGCTATAAAAACACGCCTCTTCACGACGAACATAGCCATGCCGCCGATTCTTTTCGCTATCTGGCTGTAGGATTGAAAGGCATGGAGTCTACTACGCATGGTAGCGTTGAAAACGATTTGAAAGCAATAAATAGGTACTTTGGATTATGACAACACCACAAAACGTCCTGTATAATATAGAATACAAAGTAGGTAGTCTAATCAGATTGCTTGAAGGTGATACAAAAAACGGCGAAGAAACAGAAAATGTATATGAGATTTGCAAATCTATAAAAATTGAAGTCTCTGAATTTAATGAAAGGATGGAGTTTTTGGAAGACAAAATGAATCTAATCATAAAGCTATTGAGTAAATCAGATGGATGATAGCGAAAGACTTCAAAGATTGCGTCAAAATCATTATGACGAAGAAAGAGATATATTTGACAAAGAATTTGCTGATCGCATAGCAGATTTGTTAAACCATACTGACATAGATAAATATTGCATGGTAGATGCTTATTATTACGATTTTTCGGTTATACCTGAAGATGTCCAAGAAAAGTTTCACTTCTGGCATGATGTTTATCTTATCTATGGAATAACCACCAAAGGAGAAATCGTTTCTAAATGGGTTGACCGTTGGGAATTGGATAGTTCAGTCCCAATCGTTGATGGCAACGTAATGCATGAAAAAAATCTACAGATTAATTTTGTTTTAGAGGAAAAACATGTTTTGGGATGATATCAAAGACATAAAAGAACAACTTCGACGAGTTGACGAAAAAATTGATCTTTTAGACGAAGAAGTGTTCGTTATAAACTCTACTAGCAGAGATGTTATTGATGCGATCCACGACAAAATAACGGAATTGCTTAAAGATGACCGTATTTTACAAAAATGCATGCTAGCTCAACAAACAGCCGATAAATTCGAAGACTATATGAAAAACATAGACAAGCTTAATCAGCTAGTCAATGAATTCAAAGGCTGTGTGGCTATGTCTAGAGCAAGTATTCAGGAAAAAAAACTAAAAACAAGAAAACCTAGAAAAAAAACTCTTGATTCTTAGGATGATTTATCGTTTCTTTCACTGTACTAATAAGTGCGTCAAGATATCGAAGAATGGTTTCTATATCTTCACCTTGATTAATTAATATATGGGCGACAGACGAAAGAAATGCGGACATAGCAATATGTTCCTCTTGTTCGTCTAATATTTCATGTATTTTTTCGTCTATAAGGCCTGATAATTGTTTTATATCTTCCAAATCATCGGCAGGTGTCATATTTTTGCGCATATTGTCCCCTTGCTTTCTATAAAATATATGCTACAAGATGAAGACAATAAAATCACGGTGAAAAATGCGAAACTCGGACCCGATTTTTTGGCCTGAAGAATCTTTGAATATATCCCTGCGTCAAAGCATGGAAAAAAACTATTCTGACTGTATCAACATACTGCAGACGCAATGGTACCAGGCAGATGTAGACCAGAGATTTTGCATGGGCGACCAAGATGTTTGGGGGTTGATATTTCCTGGAGTAGCCACATATAGGCGCAAGGTTTGGAATTTCAATATTATGAATCCAATCGTGCAGGCTGTCAGTGGTCACCAAAGACAAACAAGAAAATCTACAACAGTCATACCCGTTCATAATGGTTCCCAAAAAACAGCTGATCAGCTGACAAAATGTCTCTTTCATAATCACAAGCAAGGATTTTATCAGACGTTCAGTGATGGGTTTGAACTAGGATCGTTAGTACAGGGATTGGGGTTTATGTACATGTTTGCTGATAGTACAAAAGATCCAATCAGTCCAGACCCAAGGTGGCGGTATGTGGACATGAAGTCTTGTCTTTTCGATCCTTATTTCCGCAAGCATGACATGTCAGATGCAAGATTCTGGTGGATGCGTACATTTTTTGATCGCGAAGAAGCTGCTCTTCTTTATCCACAATTCGCCGACGATATACTTTCTTTGCCAAAAGGCACGTATAGAGATGACAAGTTTTACTACATGCCAGAAGTGTATCAGATACAATTTCCAAATTTGATCGCTTTTGACGAATATTGGTATCTAACGAATAGAGAAGCAACATTTTTGGTCGATAAAAAGACTGAAGAAACCCAGGAGTTTACAGGCACAAAAGAGCAGTTAAAAGATATACTCAATACATTTAGGGGGAAACTTGCGACAATCAAAAAACCCGTGCCCACAATCAGAAGATCAATCATTCTCAACGATCGCGTTCTTGTTGATGAGCCTAATCCTTATGGTCTTGATAGGTATCCTGTTGTCCCAATGCTCGCATATTTCACGGCCGATACCCCATACTACGCATATAAGTTCAGGGGTATATGTAGAGACCTCAGAGACCCACAATACCTATTTAATAGGCTCAAGGTTTCTAACCTTGAAATTCTCGATGCCCAACAACAAGGGCTCAAAGTAAAAAAAGGGGCTTTGGTAACGCCCGAAGACGCTTTAAACCAAGGACATGGTCGAGTACTCAGCATCGACCCCGAATTCCAAATGGATGACGTGCAACCAATGCCAATTGTGCCGCCATCTCCTGTCATGCTCCAAATGGAAGATATGCTCAAGGATGTCATATATCGTGTTTCTGGCGTTGATCCTGCAAGCATGGGTATGGAGGTCGATGATAAGGCAGGAATCATTTCTATGATGCGCCAGGCAGCCACAGCGCGCAATTTGACAAGGCTATTTGACCAAGCCGACGAGGCGCAGCGTTTATGTGGAGAGATCGAATGCGAATTCATACAACGAAATTGGACATATGGCAAAGTTCGTCAAGTGATTGGAGAGGAACCAACAGCTGAATTTGATAACAAATTGTTCTTTAAATATGGTTGCAAAGTGGTTCAGTCACCATTAACCGAATCTCAGCAGCAACTAGAACTGGCTCAGCTGTTGCATGTGCATCAAATAGCACCTGATTTAATGCCAATGGATGAAATCATTGAAGCAATGACAATCCAGAATAAAGACAGGATTATAGAAAAAATACAGCAGAAACAACAGGCTATGCAGCAACAGCAAGAGCAAACGCATCAAATGCAAATGCAGCAAATGCAAGTAGACAATATGACGAAAGTTGCCTATGCGCATAGTCAGGAAGGATTAGCACAGGAAAGAGTCGCTAAAATCAAGACCGACACGGCTGTCGCACAAGACAAGCTAAGGCGTGCTCATCAGGAAGATACTAATAGCCTGCTTAATGTAGTAAAAGCTATCAAAGAACTTCAGGGCATGGATTTAGACCATATAATGCGGCAGGTGGAGATTCTCAATGCGATAAGCCCAGCTGCTAATCCTGAAAAAGAAGTTGTTGAAAATAAACAGAACGTTGCGTAAAACTTAAATTTAAGGAAAGGGGTTTCCTATGAAAGAAAAAATGGCAAAAGCGGGATATGTCCAGGGTGACATGTCTCCTCATGTAAAAGATTATCAAAAGCCTGAAAAGGATTTTGCTGAACGAGGTTTCAGTAAAACTCTGGACTATGTCGAGCGTCAAGATAAGCGACAAAGTTCTATGGCTAAAGATCTGAATAAACAGGCATATAATGGCAGGTATTCCTAATGGCTAAATCGGAAAAACGATCTGTGCCTATTCAAAAAGGCCGCGTCAGCATGGAAGAGCAATTCTCCGGAAAATTTCGACGTGAACCTGAAATGACCCGCCAAGATTTAGAAAACATGGCTTTGAGACGTTCAGGAATGACGTTGACCAAGCATGAACCGAAGCGTTAGTGAGATCTTCTTCCCAGTTGTATCTCATTTTGGGGTGCGGCTTGCGGGCCGTTACCCTCTTTTTTTGACCCGACCAGTCATAAAATTGGTCTAGTGAGTCACCACGACAGAGGGCTGGAATTGGGAGTAATTACCCGATATAAAAGCTAGGGTTCGCCTGGGTTGACCTAGACAACCGAACCCAGGACGTATTATGAAAGCACCAAAGAAGAAAATACGCACTATATCCAATCCACCTACAGTTCAGCAAATGCCATATAAACCAAGAAAACAGGTTAAGAAGTGATGGAAAATCAAAGTAAATACGACCCATCAAGAAAGACTGTAGGAGCGATTTACAGAGACGCTCAATTCAACGGCGAAAAGCAAATTATCACCGGAGACATGAATTACGAGCTACGTAAAAGCTTAGTGGATGATATCAACGATACAGTGGAGCAAGGAACTAAAGATTTCGACGGACGCGTATTTTATATTACAGTTCATGAAAAGCGCGATCTTCAAATGAAAAATGCATTCATACGGCGAATGATAAAAACGCTTTATAGACCATATCCAGAAGATGACACGTTAGTTTTCAAGGTAGTCCCAAGAACTAGTGATGTATATTTTTGTTGGGAACTTCCTCACCGTTCTAACATGTTAAACATGCTAGCTTGCCCAGAACTATACGACCCACAGCAATTAGAAAAATATCGCTTATGGGAAAATATGTGCCTAGAACATTACGGTTTCATGAAAGACGATGAAGGCAATTGGAAAGAAAACCTTCTATACAGCGGTGATATGTTGCTGTCAATTAAACCAGAAGAAAACAAGACTGTAGTGAATTTCGATTTCAGCGGTTCCAAATAAACTTCTCTCTTAGCTTTCTAGTCCAGTGGTTATCGTTCATTTCCTTTTGTCCTTTTTCAGCACATTCTGAAGAACAAAAAACGCTCCTTTGGCGTTTTTTTAACCCTTCTTTAAACACAATTTCACTTTTGCAAATCCTGCATAAATTCTTTTTCTTTGGTTTGCAATTTTTTGCATTTCCCAGTTTTTCTTTATACGTACATCTATAACACTTAAGCGAATTCAGTAAAAAGTCTGTGGTTGCGCATTCATTCTCACATGCAGTGCAAAACATGGCTCTCCATTTTTTACTAGACATATAACTTTTTTATTCAACAAAGTCAAGAAAGGGCGAACAAAAGGCGAACTAGCCCATCGCTATCTACGGCGTATTGTGGCCAGCCGTCCACATCAACATAAGGAATATTCATGACAGAGATAGTAGACCAAAATAGCGAAGTCCAAGAGGTAGCAACTCAAGTCGAACCAATTGTCAATGAAGCAAGTGAGTCTCATGAAATTCAAGAGCCTGTGAATAACAGACACTTGAAAGCCATGCGTCTCAAAAATGCCGAACTCGAAAGAGAACTGAAACAACTACGAGAAACGCAGCTGCAGATTATGCAAGCACAGCTTGCAAATTCTATGCCTGCGAAACAAGAAGTCGACGAATTTGATTCAATCGGTGCGGATGAGTTTATTCCAAAAGGCAAAGTAGAACAGCTTGTTGAAAAGAAGGCTCAGAAGTACGCCGAACAGATTGCTAAAAGAGAAGTAGAAACTTACTTCAAAAAGCAAAATGAGAGTCAATTTTTAGACCGTCTCAATCGTCAATATTCAGACTTTTCCGAGGTCGTCAATCCAGAAACTTTATCTTTATTAGAAGAAAAGGAACCGGAATTGGCGCAGACGATTGCGGATTTAAAAGATCCATACAAAATCGGTATGCAAAGCTATAAATTCATCAAAGCGATGAATCTCGTTCAGAAAGCACCAGAGGCTAGAAGGCAAAAAGAAATCGAAAAAGCTATTGATAAGTCCGAAAAGGCTGTTCAGTCGCCTATGGCGTATGACAAACGCCCGATTGCCCAAGCATTCCAGCTTACCGATGCTATGAAGAAAGAGCTTTATCGAGAGATGCATGGCTACGCAGCTATGGCCAGTGCGGTTCCTGAAATGGGTTAATCCCATAAAGGAAAACAATGACAGTTTCAATTAGTACGCTGCCGCCGCAAATCCAGCAGCGTTACAATGCCAAATTGTTGTCGACTCCAGAGCATAATCTGATTCACCAGTTGTTTGCTACACCTGTTGAATTGCCCGACAACAATGGCTTTATTGATAGGCAGTCACGCTATGACCGCCTTGATCTGTTCGAAGTGCCTCTTGATGATGCACAATCGAATCCACCACCTCAACAGCTTAACCGCGTTGATGTCGATTGCCGTGTACGTGTCTACGCAACTTATATTGTGTTGACAAGACAGGTTACAATTAGTAACGAAGATCCCGTCCTCAATAGTGCTGCAGCCCGTTTGGGTCAATCACTAAGAGAAACCCAGGATGCTTTGCAGCGTGACAATTTGGAAAGTTCTGCAAGCATAATTAACTGTGTCGGTAAACAAAATCCTGCTGACATTAAATCTTCTCTGATTGACTTGGAACTCCTAGCTGCATAAGTAGACGGAAGACAAGGCGGAAGAATATGAATTATACATGTAATAAATGCAAAAAAAAATTCGATTCAAAAGAAGATCATATGGAAATGAATTATCGAGGATTGCAGATATTTTTGTGTAAAGAATGTATTCGCCGTGAACGACTAAGTGAGAAGACAATTGACAAAAAAAATTTATCAATTGAAGCGATAGTCTGAACTCTATGGAAACATAGAGAGGGTGATCCGAAGAGTTCGCCCCGCCTACGATAATATGTAGGTCACAAAAGTAACAGAAAATTTGGGGAGTAATGGAGACATTCCTACCGAGATGACCATCTCAGATGTAGATGATGTTTTCACCGTATTGCAAAACAATTCGGGGGAATTCATTACCAATATAGTGGAAGCTGACCTCAAATTTGGTACCAGCCCAATTGGTGATGCGTATGGTTGCATGTTAACTACACGTATGATTCCTGTGTTGTACAACATGACTGGTTTTGTAAAGAAATTCCAGTATCCAAATATCTCTCAGACTTTGTCCACAGAGATTGGCGGAGCTAATAACTTGAGATTCTTTGCCTCAGAGCAAGGGTCGGTATCACCAAATGCTTCAATGCTTGGCAATGATATCGCAAACTGCTTTGTTTCAGCTAAAGAAGCTTACAAAGTGGTGTGGCAGGCAGGCGGTAAAGCTCGCTTTATCTATCTGCCCCCTGGGTTAATGTTGGCTCAGGTTAAATCTTCTCTGATTGACTTGGAACTCCTAGAAGCCGCGTAGGAGCGGAGGGACAACAAGGGCGAAGATTGGTTGGTAACATATTCTCCACCAGTGTATAATATACAACAATCTAACTTGGAGGTTGTATATGATAACTAGTAGAATATGTACCTCATGTAACATTGAAAAACCTTTTGATGAGTTTGGAAACTATAAAAAAGGTAAATGGGGAAAAAGAGAACAGTGCAAATCTTGTAAACGTATTAAAGATAGAGAATACGAACGAGCAAATACCGAAAAAATGACTGCAAAACATGATCGTTGGTATGAAAAGAACAAAGATCATGTAGCAGAATATAGAAGAAAACGATACGCAGAAAATCCAGAGCCACAGAAAAAAAGCTCGATTGAGTATCGAAAAAGTAAAAACAATGAACCTGTTAAGAAATACAAATACAAGTATCCACATAAGAAAAAAGCCCACTTGTATGTTGAACTCGCTGTTCACTATGGACATCTTATCAGGCCAGAACATTGTTCAAAATGCGGTATTAAATGCAAACCCCAGGGGCACCATCATGATTATGATTTGCCTCTTGATGTTATTTGGCTATGTACGAAGTGTCACGGATTTGAACATAGAATCAATTACGCTGAACGAGCAAGCGAGAAGACCCGAAAGGGAAGCGGTGCTCTGAACTTACAGGAAACTGTAAGAGGCATATAGAAATATTATGCCCCCACACATTGTGTGGAGTAACAAAATTGACAATAATGACCCTTGTATGCTTCGTCACACGGCTGGATGCAGTTTTTATCAAGGCCAGTGCATCACAAATGACCTCTGGATTCAGAACCTACGCTCAACAGGTATCTAAGAAGGAGGTTAATTATGTTGCCATATAGTTTTATCGGCGCATGGACATATACCAACGCCGCAACACCAGTTGCTCAAAATATTCCAATGACAGATAAACCCGATTGGGTTTTCGTCAAGGATTTGACCAATTGGGGTGCTCAAAGCACAGCAGCCAACCCGATCTATTCCGAATGGTTTAGCTCGATGGCTGCAGGTTCCTATTTAGCATTGGGTCAGCCATCCTCAACGGGTTCTGGCGTGACCACGTATGCTTCACAGGGGACTAGTGGGGGTTTTACATTTATTGATCAAACGAATCCACCGACTTATTCTAAAGTCGCGATTACTGCGATCAATGGTACAACCTTTGTTGTATCTACAGGCACAACCACAGGCATCAATGTCGGCGATTACATTCGTCTTATTAATGTCACGGGTGCGCTTGAGCTTAGCTCTATTCTGTTCCAAGTAACCGCTGTATCCGCAGGGGTAAGCATTACTTTGGGCATGGCTGCAACAGCAGCTAGCGCGGGGTTGACTATTGCTAATGGTACTACAGGGTATTACCAAAAAGTATATCCCGGCTTCATGTATCCAAAACTAGAATCAGTTTTGTACATTACGCAGGCGACACAGGCAAAGGTTTATTTTGCGAAAGCAAATGACTATACACCTGGCGAATTGGTCGATTTCCAAATTCCGACTCCATACGGGATGACGCAACTGAGCAATTTGACTAAAACACCAACAGGAGGCGCTACAGGCAACCCTCCAGGTGCTGCAAGAGTGCTATCGGTTACTAACTCTGCTACAGAATCCTCGATCACCTTGGATTATGACACAACAGGGTTTACAGCATTCACCTATCCGACTTCAGCAAACTTTGCTGGTGGTTTCTCTCCTGCAACTTGCTTCCCAGCAGGTTCGGGTGTTGTTCCACTGAATGGATCGGCAACGATTCCTCAAAGTCCTCCAGGAACCAATCTTCAAGACGCTTTTGACAATCGTGCTCAATACGTAATGAACATTGGCACTAGTGCTGTTGGTGTAGCCAGCGCAAAGATGCAAGTTTTCGCTTTCAAAGCGGATTTCCCAAATAATTATATTACTAATGCGTAATAGATTGGAGAGGGTTAAAAGCCCTCTCCTTTAAACAAAAGAGGACGTTATGGAAGTTAGAGAAATTGGAAAGAAGCAAAAAAACACTATGGCTCCTGCTGAGCGCGACAAGCTGTTGAAAGAGTTAAGAACGGCAGACGATAAAATCAAAACAGGCATGTTTGAATTTATTGATGCACAAGGCGGCTGGCTAGAATTTAGCTACAGAAAATATCCTGGTGAACCCGTAAAAATCATCAAGCTTATACATGGTGAAATCTGCGATTTGCCTATGGGGATTATTAAACATCTGAACAACACAAAGAAAAAAGTTCGTAGATATAACCTAGAGCTTCCTATGTCTGGAGGTAAACCCCCAAGAACATTCGAAACAATATCTAGAGTGCGATTTACACCTATGGACGTATTGTAATGAGTTCGTTTATCCCTTCAGATTTTGGCCCTCCTTTGGGGGCTAATTTCATACCTAATCTGCAGTATATAACGAATATCACGCAGGCACAACAAGCTGTAGTGACGTTTCTTGATAATACGAATTTCACATTGGGGGAATGGCTAAGTTTTAGGATTCCCCCAGCCAATGGCATGATACAGCTGAATAATCAGAAAGCTAGAATAATTGCTATAACACCAAATACAGCAACGATAGACATAGACACATTGCAATTTTATCCTTTTATATATGTATCAGACCCACAAAACCCTTGCATTGCTGTCCCTGCGGGTTCGGGGATTATTCCCAATACTGGGTATGTGACTTTAGAAGATGCTTTTGACAACGAGCCTACTTTATGACTTTAGCAACTTTTGTGCCTACGTTTCTCTTGTTCCCGACTCTGGCTGATGCCGTTGCAAAAACACGGGCGTTGACAGGATCGAACAATTCTTTTCAGATAACAGATGAGAATATCGTTAAGAAAATGAATAGCTTCTACAGCTACGATTTGCCAGCGAAATTCCGCTCTCTGAAATTGAAGGACACCTATACGTTCACAACAAATGTAGGCCAAGACACATATCCATTTAACAGCGAATTGTATACCACGGTTGAAATGCCGTGTTATTGCGCCAAGAGAGAGTTAAAGCTTTACAATGACCCTTGGAATTTTTACGGGGTCAATTTCAATTGGCAAAGTCAAGAAAACTTTGCCACTGGAAACGGAACAGAGGGTGCAACTACTGGATCTATCACAGCAATAACCAATGCATCTCAAGCTTTAGTTACTAGTTCAAATCATGGACTTGTTTCAGGTTTACGAGTTTTGATTACGGGTGTTGGTGGAATGACAGAACTTAACGGAAATACTTATACAGTTACTGTGGTCAACGTCAACCAATTTACATTAAATGTCAATTCAACAGCTTTTGGAATATATATAAGCGGAGGTTCTTGGTTTACGTCTGCTTATAATGGGTTTACAAATGGTCACCCTATAAGTCCAAGCGTCAATAACGACCCTGGCCCGCAGAACAATCCTAGTTTATATTTTCCTCAAAGTCGCATTCAAAATATATTGATTACAGCTAATGTAATTGGTGCAAATGGTGTCGGTGAAACTCAAAGCGTTACAGATGATGGGCAGGGAAATCTAATTCAGATATTCCAGACATCAAACAATACCAATCAAGAATATGGATGGACGTATTACCGACAGTATGCGTCATCAACTCCAAATACCGCTGGCAATGCAACCATAAATTACCAAACAGGCGAAATAACCGGTCTAACGTTCGCGTTGCCAATACCTCTAGGAACGCCAATTCAAATACAGTATAACGCCAGAAAGCCGTCTATTCCTTTGGCAATATTGTTTTACCAAAATCAGTTCACTTTAGCTCCTATGCCAGACAAAGGCTATACCATTGAACTAACAGCATATCGTTCACCAATTAAAGCTCTTTTGGCCGAATCGAAAGCGGGAAATCCAGAGCTTAGTGAATGGTGGGAAATTTTAGCCGTTGGTGCTGCTAAAAAGATATTCGAAGATAGGTTAGATAGTGACGGTGTTATCTACATAGATAAAATGTTACGAGAGAGATATGATATAATAGAGTCTCGTACATATGCCGCCATAGGAAGCCGTCAGATATACACGATATATTCCGATCAGGTGACATACAATTACAGCCAAAATGGTTTTGGTGCATATTTTGGAGGCCCATGAAAAAGAAAATCCCCATTAAGAAGAAAAAGAAACTAGTCACTCCTCCAAACAAAAAAGTAAATATGGGCGGTGGGGTATTTGTAGGCCGTCACACAACAGGTTGATTTATGGCAGTTATCAAAGGTAAAGAGAAAAAACTTAAGAAGCGTATACCGACAGCTAAAGTCAGATTATTTGAGAAATCTAAAAAGATTTTAAGCCGTCCTCAAGATACGCAACCAATCGCAACAGTAGCAGTATAAGGAAAACCAATGCCTATTCCTTCATATGTCACAGGATACCCTCCAGATGGTTCTTCATTAGGAAGCACAAAAGCGCAAATTCGTTCTAATTTGGACGGAACTTTTCAAACATTGGGCGTTAACCATTTTGACAACAACTCGCCAAATGCTGGACAGCATCAATTTATTCAGATGCCAAATAGTTCTGTTGCGCCTCCTGTGCCAAATGGTGCTACAGAATGGGACATATACAATGGCGGCTCTTCATTTGGTCCTGGAACTAATGACATTTTTTTTCTTCCTCCCGGAGCTGCTACGCTTGCCGATGCTATTCAAGCAACCAGAAATGAAAAACCTGTTAATGCAGTTGATGGATACTCTTGGCTTCCTGGTGGAATTTTGATTCAATGGGGTCAAAAAGCAACTCCCGGGGGCGCTGGGACTGTTTCTTATCCTATTCCTTTTCCCAGTGCGGTCTGGAATATTCAATTAAATTATTCCAGATCGGCTACATCAAACGCTATAAGTTTTGCCATTGATTCCGGTGGTGTAAACAATACAAGCCAATTTACATATTATTCTACGACGACTGGTTCAAACGTGCTTTATTGGTTGGCCATAGGTAAATAACATGTCCATGTTCAATCAGGTTCTCATAGGTGGTTACCCAGGAGGCGGTCTTACAACAGATCGCAAGCCATTTATGTTGCCAGACCAAGCGTTTAGCAAGCTACAAAACGCCTATGTTTTCCGTGAGCGTGTAAAAAAACGCATCGGAACAGACAGCATGGGAAGGCTTCAAAGACAGGTTAGTGTTAGTGGACATAGTCTAACAGCAGGATCAATAAACCTAAAGACAGCTTTAAGTTTAGAATCAACAGCGCAAATCGTCCCGGGATCGATTAACATTGTCGGCGTTACAGATGGAACGACATATAAAGATCCAGCAAAGGATGGCACATTGACCGCGTCTGGTGGCACAGGCACGGGCGGGACAATTAATTATGCCACAGGGGTTCTTTCGATAAATTCAGGCGGTGCTGAGGCTATTACAGGGGTTGTAAATTACTATCCCGGATTGCCCGTTATGGGAATATGCAAACAAGATGTTTCATCTGTAGGCATAGACAACACGATTTTCTTTGATACAAAATATGCCTATCAATTTGTCGCTGGGCAGTTTCAAGAGTTGGTCTCTTCTACACCAACCACATGGACGGGAAGCAATACGGATTTTTTCTGGACATGCAACTATCAAGGCGCAGATACAGACGTACGATTGTTTTTTGCTACAAATAACAATATATCATTAGGTGCGCCTGCACCATATGATCCAATACGATATTACGACAATACAACCTGGACGAATTTGCAGCCATTAGTTACTGCTGCAAACACGTTGTTTCAGGCTTTGATTGTAGTC